CAGCAATCCACTCTTGTATAAGCGCTTGATTGGCAAGCTGGCTGTCTCTACTATCCACACGATAAGGCTTCCATCGATGTGAGTAATTGCGGAAACACTCACGAAACATACCCGTGTTTCTATTGGGGTTACCAAACACAAACCACATCGCGCCAGCTGTTGTCATAGCCCCTTCGATGACATCCCAAATCACATCGGGAATACCCGAAGCCTCGTCAAAGATAACGAGAACGTTTTCTTCATGAATGCCCTGGAATGCCTCAGGTCTTTGCTCACTCCAAGTAATTGCAGCCGTAAACCATGTTTCAGGTTCTTCTTTCAAATAGAACTTAGTCGCCGTCCACTCGAACCAATCTGCGTTGAGAGCAAGTTTGTGCCATTTAGCTAATTCTCTCCAAGTCTTAGTATCTAGCTGCGTTCCTGTATTAGCAGTAATGACGCATTGAGGGTGAGGGCGAGTGGACATAAACCAAATGATTAACCAAGAGGTGAGGGCGCTCTTGCCGACTCCATGGCCTGATGCCACCGCTGCTCGTATAGCACTAGCTACGTTTCCATCGTTTCTTAAAGCTATCTCGTCACGAATATTATTAAGGAAGTCTCGTTGCCACTTATCGGGGCCATCATACTTTTCTAGAGAAGTTCCGGGAACTCCCCAAGGGAAGTTGGCCATGATAAATTTGTAGGGATCGTCGCGATATTGTAACAAAAAGCTAGTGAGGTCAGTCATTCATCCTCATCCTCAAGTTGTTTCCTCATTTCTCGAATTTATCTTTGCCTTGATAAACTTTTACAAACTTTAATGGATATTCACATACAATGATTTCAAACTGTTGATTATCCAGATGTTCTGAAAAGATTTCTTCCAAGTCAGTAAGGGCTTTATCGCCATCAATACGCTCCAGGACTGTAAATAAATAAAATCGGTTTAATTTAACAAGAGTTTTACCCAAACTTGCGACTTGATATGGCTCTATATAATCTAAAAATAGATTGACTAATTTATTTTCTAGCTCCTGACTATCACGCTGAAAGATAACATTAACTGTAGTAGTACTCACTCTCCGTCACCCATCAATCTTATAATCATTCCAGGCATTACCGCAGAAATAACGAGCTGCTTATACAGCTTTTTGTATTCGTCCATGTCTTCATTTAAATCTTTGACAGGGACGGGGAAATTCACTTTAACGTAGGCTTCCACGAGAGCAACGATTGCATCTTGCAGATCTGTTACGTCCTGTGTCAGCTGAGTAAAATCGATTGTATCAATGTTCATTGTTATCCCCCAACTCGGCTATATTGTTTTTACATTCTTCTTTTCTTCTAACTTTTTTCACGAATTTGCGGATCACTTTATTCTCCAAAACATCAAGACAAGCATCAATCATCTGATCTTTCTCTGGACAAGGATTAGGATCACATCGAACACATCCCAATAAATCTTTATCAACATCTCCAAAGACAACTTCTCCTTTATAAAAGATAACGACGATCTTTTTGCGGTATAAAGATTTAACAACAACCAGATCTTCCTTAATTATATTAATGATTTTGAATTCAAACGCAAAACCGTCAAGATTAATGTTTTCAACATAAGTTGGCATTGCTGATAATTTGGTCATCTATAATCCCATTCGGTGTCATTCACATCTTTTTCCTGCATATCATCTCTCATTCGGCATGATCGGGATGATACCTGCTCATCGCATTTTTAAAGGCTTTCTCCTTAGCTCTCCTTACATCCTCCATCAGAATATAGGGCAATTCCTCATTGTTCATTTTATCAATATGATCCTCTAGGCGTTCAATCCTTTTCTTCAACTTGTAAAATTCACGGGATAATAAGATAACTGCGCAAGCCAACGTGATTATCGTAATAATATCCATATATTATTAATCCTCAATGTTCACTGGAACCCCAGAGTCTTTCCATCTAAAGCGATCTTCAATTTCTCTTTCGAGATCATTTATTTTTATATGTAGGCGTACTATGATATTATAATCGCACTTCACACTATCTTCTAAGCGAATTAGCCTTCGGCGATACTCATACATACACAACACTAAACAACCAACCACCCCTAATAAAAAACTATATGACATTAAGAAGATTGTTCCTTCGCCTTTGGTTCAGGAAATTCATATCCCTTAATAAAAATTACAAGTCTAATAAAATCTAAAAAATAATCACTGTTACGTTTAAGCTCTTCAATTTTGGCTGCCATTTTATAGTTTAGGTCTTCTTTATTAATATCTTCAAAGATAGATTGCATATCTTTATGGTGTCCTATGGCACCCCTTTCAATGATATCTAAGGCGCTTACCCCTTCTAAAGACGAAACAAAAACTTCTAATAAAGAAAGCAAACCTTTGGGGCTTATCACTTTTAAAGAATGAACAAAATCTTCTGATGAAGTACAGTCTGACGAATCTTTTCCCATTTTCCCCTCGCTAATATTATTATTCTTTCTCTTTTTCGACCTTCTTTACTCTCGCGGCGGCATCTTGAATCTTCTGCGCATGAGTCACGGTCGCGGTCATATCAATCGTTTGCTCTTGTCGATCAGACCACTTGAATCTGTTCTTCATATTCATGTACCAAAGGGAAGCATTGAACTTTTGGTCATGTAAACATTTGCGGCCATTCTTCTCCCACCAGGCTTCACACAATTGCTCTCCCTTTTTTATGGAGTCAGAAAACTCTGGATATTTCTGTACCCATTGGTAAAGAGTTTCTTTTGTAATGCCTAATTCCGCGGCAACCTCAACCTTGCTTGCCCCTTCGGACATAATATCAATCACCTTGCTGAGCATCCATTCAGGTCTGTATTCACTTGGTCTACCAACGGCCATTACTTACTCCTTCAATCTCTAATTTCGAATATAGATACCTCTAGGCACCCGTCTTTTACGACCTCTCTACGTCGCACATAAAGCTCATCAATCTGTGAATCATCTTTGAACAATCCAGTTTTCATCATCGAATCTATTGAAATCTTCAAAAGGTTATCCAAATCTCTTTTGCGACGATCTGGTGGATAGAAATTGAACTCCGCAGCGATTGACCCATGTAACATTTCTTCTGTTCTATACACGGTCGATTCCCCAAATTCTGGATAAAGAGAATTCACTAGTTTTATGTAATCTTTCGCTTCTTTACTGACTATCATTCTGCCGCGGAAACTTCTCCAATATCTGTTTGCACTCGGCGGCCATGGTAAAACAAGCTCAACCTTTTTTCCACATAAAGAATCAATCATTATGACACTCAACTTATTGAAATCATTTAATTTATTTTAACATACCGATCTAAATTACTCCATCCAATTAACAACAAAATAAGTGATAAGTTCCGTTTCTCGCTTGGTAAGCCTGCGCTGATACTTTTCCATTGGTAATTTTTCGATAATTATCTTAACTGCATTAGTGGCTGATTGCCTAGATTTTTCAGGATTAAAAAAACCAGCAACCTTAAAAGCTATTTTCAGCAGCTCTGGCATAGCAAACTTGTTCTGAATCTGTTGTTTGTTGAATATGTTTTTAGGATTTATTCTGCGCTCTAAATACCATGTGAGCTTTGCATGGATTTCTTTTACTCTTTCCACATTTATATCGGGGTATTTACCAATCGAGACAAAATTCTCCCTATTTTTAAAGATATATTTAAATCTCCAGTATCGTTTACCAGAAGGTGATACAAGAACGTATAGCCCTTTACCTATCCAGTGCTTATAATTGGATTCTTTACCCTTCAAATTATCCATTTCTTCTGTGGTTATATTGAGTATTGAATCACTCTGCATTACTGATATACTCCAGATTTTGCATCAATCTGCTGAGCGTCCATCCTGGGTGACCTTTGAAACTAGCATGTCCATCATGGTGAATCTCATTTCCTGAGTATTGAAGGTTTCGAAAAAACATTTCATTACAATTTCGACAAAACGTTCTAGATCTTCGGCGTTTAAAGTTACTTGGTCTCTTCCAGATTCTAAATCTCCAATCACAAGAATTGACATCAAAACATTTAAATCTTCTAGGGTTATTAATTTTTTTTCTACCCCCCATATTGCCCCCGTCATGAGAAATACTTTTGCTGGATAGTGGCTTGTCAACATATCGAAAAGCTTCGAGGTTTCGTTGAAAACATCCATCAATGTTTTTGCTTTTTCTGGTTTCATTGTGCTTTTTTTCCATTTTTGTTTATTTTTTACGTTGGAGTATATTGCTTATTATTTCGTTTGCCGCATCAAGGCGAACTTCTATTGCCTTTATTATTTCTTGTTGCTTAGAAGTCTGTTCTTGTGGAAATAATGAACCTATAAAATCCAAAATTTTTTTCGCATTTTCTTCAGTGAACGAATTTAAGATTATGTAATGCACGGCGGGGTTAGTTATTAAGATTGTTGTTTCTTCATCAAAGATGAATACTTCCTCTTCTACAGTCGCAATTGCTATTTTTGATACTAACTTATCCAAAATTTCTTTATTAATTATCCAATTGTCCATCGCCCAAACAGCCCCCAATAATAAGCATATTATTTGAGGATCTTCATACTGTAATGTTTTAAATAACTTATTAATTTCCCTAACTTTTTCACGGTATTCTTTCCATTTTATTGTCATGTGCTTTTGTCCTTAAGTTGTTAACGTTTAAGCGTAAAAATCTTCGAGAAGAAGTTATCTCGAACATAATCTTCTTGAAATTTAGTATTACCTTTGAACAAGATCTCATCGTCCTTCTCAAATATTTCCCCATTCAAAAACCAAGATTTATAAACAGCAGCCCCAAAAACCTCCAAAAGACGCCTACGTACCCTCTTGACCATTTCTGTGTCTGAACTGTTATTTATTCTCTCCAAGGCCTCAGAGACCGTAAATTCGGCCACTACGTCGATGTTTGGCAAGTCCTTTACTCCGAACTCGTTGTTGTTAATTCGATCAATTGTGGTGAAACTCAGCAACCAATTGAGCCGTAGCTCGAAATCCTCCCCCGTCAAGTACTTGCTAGTTGCTACTTTTCGTAAATAATTCTCCCATTTCTTAAGGCAGTAACCAAATTTCGTCTTAAAAGCAGCTACGAGTCTTTGAGCAATTGGTTTATTTAGCTCTCCAAAAGCATCAGGAAAGTATTTTTTGAAGATGTCGTGCATGTCACGAGCCGTAGTGGGGGGTATTTTGGGAGGGGGAGGGGTATCAGTTTCAAGATTGGATGCTGTATTCGCCTCTACAACCTTTTCTTGAAAAATTTCGTGACTTGTTTGACTTGTCAAATCCCTCTTAGATTTATTTAGTTCTAAGTTAGTCTTCTTAGTAATAGATAGTCTCATTTTGATACTATCAATAGTCTCATTTTGATACTTAGTATGATGATCATTAGATGAGGTTTTCTGCCTTGCAAGAGCCTCTATTGCAGCTTCATTTATTGAATAATGATTAGTACGATTAAAACGACCCTTGCTTAGCTTATCAATAAAAATTATTCCTCTTCTAGATAGAGATGAGGCCATTCTTTTTATGTGAGAAACACTAAACCCGGTTAGCACTGCAAATTGTTCAAATGAATTATACACCCATTTTTTTCCATTTTTTATTGAACCTAAATTGGGGTGCTCTAACATATACGTAATATGTTGTATAAAAATGATTTCTCCGGTAGAAAAATGCTCTCTCAAACATGCACGATACTTAGTAAAGAGATCTTCTGGAACTGCTTCGTAACTTTTCACCTTGACTTAGACCCCTAGTTAAGGATATCAAGTCAATTACTTAGTGGTATCGCTCTTCTGTTCGCAGTTTTGCTGTGGTTTGGGGTGGTTCCTCTATTGTTTAATGGCCTGCCAGCACATTATATAAAATTGTTTACAAATGACCTTATTAGAACTTCGTTGTTTTAATAAGGTTTTTTATTTGTAAGCCAAAACCCTGGGGTCTAATATCGGTTAAACGTATAATCAATATTATGATGGAAGCCCAAACCACTCTTAAATATAAATATTTACAGAACCGCGATAAGCTAAGTAATTGAATCAATAACTCGTTAAATTTTTTGCACATAATTTATTCATACTTAAATAAAAACTATATTTCATCAACTGTTTTTTTTGAGGAAATGCGCTTTATTTGATTTGACTATCACGCAATAACCCATCATAATTAGCTTACCATTTGAATTCGTTGTGCTTTTCGAATTTACCTTGGTTTCCATTAAGTCTTTCACACTTGTAAAATTGAGGCCTCTAAGGCCTCTCTTTTTTTATTTCACGATTCTTAGGAACGGTTTCTTTGGCATTTTTTCTTTAAGATCAGCCTTAATACTGTTTTCCATCATCTCTAAGCAGAGGTAATGATAATAAAAACATACCCACGTTTCTTTATTTTCGCTTTCTATAGAAGGCGGGAATCCCACTTTGGGGGCATTTGCTTTCCATAGCTCATGAAATTCATCCGGTGGCATCAGCTCGCTTGTCATTCTCACAAGGGAAAATGTTTTGAGTAATTGCTCAGTAAAAGCCTCATCTTTAGTTTTTGTGCTTTTTATCATTGTCTTTTCCTTAAGTCATAGCCTGCTTATCATTTTTATTTTGCAGGCTTTAGTTTAACTAAAAGGGTATTGTGTCATCCATGAATCCAATATCATTGTTCTTGTCTGCGTATACCCTCTCTTTTGGGGCTGTGTAAGGGTCGTTAGAACCTTGAGGTACATTTTCCTTCAACGGCTTCCCAATGAACTGTACAGCGTTCCCTAAAACGTAGAATGAGGTCACTTGAGCGCCATCTTTTTCATACGTATCTACTTTCATTGATCCTTCGATATAAATACGATCACCTTTTGTTACAAACTTTACACAGTTTTCTGCAAGGCTTTCGTAAAGCTTCACACTGTGCCAAGTGGTATCTTCTTTTTTCTCACCGGTGTTTTTATCTTTCCAGGTAGTATTCGTTGCAAGGGACAAATAGCAATACCTTTTCCCATTCTGCGTTGTCTTTAGCTCTGGATCCCGTCCAACTGTTCCGATGATAATCGCCTTGTTAACTGATGTCATATCTTCTCCTACTCGCTTGATACAACACCATTTTAACTTGTTTTTATCAATGAATGCGATATATTAATACTGTGGATAAGTGAATGTCGGCTTCATGTCGTGAGTTTTCTATTAATGGCTCTTTAAATAATGTTAAATACTACTTAAAAGTCACATTATAGAAAATCTAGCTTATCCCTTTTATCCTCAGTAGGTGCAAATTTTGCACCAACTTCTCAACTATCAAATAATATTTTACACTTGTCCCCATGTCGTGCATTTCCGCGAGATGGTCAACCATTTTTCCTCTCAGTCATCCGGAATTACCGGACAACTGGGCTTCAATCCGTGACAAACTGTCACGACTTCAGTTGTCCGATTTTTGCGGACAGTTGGTTACAAATAGTAACCATCTTACTAACATCAGTTCCCTTGTACGATAAAATCGTACATCTCCTGTACGCAAAATGGCATTTTATTACCCACGTCATTCTTAACATGGGTAAAAATTTCGATTTTTTACCTACGTTGTTAGGACTATGCACACAAAATCCTATATTAAGGTTTCACCATCAAAACCTTAATATAAAATTCCTTATTAAGGTTTCATATTTCTACGTCATACTTTTTGTATGACGGCCTCTGGTGAGGTCTTAGACGAGGATTAATTAATTAAGAGCCTCAAACTTTTTTTCTAAAAGCATGTATAATTTTTATACAAGATTCATAGCATGCATGTAAGCAATCATGTAAACCGATTACATTACAGTATTTAGAAAATACGTAGACTAAGATAAATTCAAAAAATCCTATAAATAAAATACCGACCACACCTATGTGAGGAAAAGCCACTGCATCAAACAATATAATTGATAGCAAGCCTTTATAAAATCTTTCCAATTCTAGTTCACCTTCTAACCTTTCTACTTTTTCCTCTAAAACAGCAGCAACATTATCGGTTTTAGATGTTTCATATTCTGTTCTTGAAGCCAGCAGCTGTATATCTGCTTGTAATTCCTCATTAACTTTATCACTTACCATAGCTGTTAGCTTCTTCCAAAATATCTTTATCGGCAATATTTAATGCTGCTCCAGGCACATAATTCTTATCCCACGCGCCACCTTGTGTATGGGTGATAGAGACAAGTCTAGATGGCGTCATATTTCCAAATACCTCATCTACTTTTTTGAGAAGAGCAAGCTGATTGTCATTAAGCTTTATTTCATCATCACATTCGATAGGTTTGCGTATGTGCAATCTTCCATACTGCTTAAGCTCATGGTAAAGGCTTGGTATAACAGGGCCGTATTCCCATGCTTGAAATGCTTCTTTTACTAACTTTTCTTTAAATCTTCTGATGTGTACTAAATTTGATATATATATAAGTTTCTGAATTTTAAGTGGGCTATATTCTCCATGACCACTTTTAATAAAAAAGTTAGCAACGGTAATGGCTGGCACGATTTCGCTCATTTTATATCCTAATCACAAAGCAATTTTTATCTTTTCCATTATAACCGAGAAACACCATTTCCATTTTTTAAATGGGTGCAAAAACAATATTTTTCAAGAGGTTAACATTAACAAATAATTATATCACCTTGTCCCACTCATAGTCTGGACGTATATCACGAGCTTTTACTAGACCGTTGGTCAGTTTCTGTATTTTAAGGCAATTGATGGGGTCAGGTGCCGATTTCCCGCTTGTCCACCTATAAACAGATAATTCTCCAACTTCTAATGCTCTTGCTAATTTCATAACAGAGCCAAGTAATTTCACAGCTCTCTTAATCTCATCCGTGTTATATTGTAATTCTTTCATTATGCATTCAAACCTAATACCCGCCCATATATGAAACATATAGTACAAAAAAAATATATTGACAATATATTCATTGATATTTATACACTACTATTATACAATAAAGTATAATCAATGATGAATATAAGGGGTGTTAAAATGAACATAGATAAAATCTTTGTAACTGTAGACACGCAATCAAATGAAGTTATCGAATTAGGTAATAAAAGCAAGTGCATAGGTGAGTTAGTTTACTGTTATGGCTGGTCATACCAAGTGTCAGAAGAGTATAATGATCATGATGGTGAATATATTCAAGCGCTTCGAGTTTTCGAGAGTAAGGGAGTTGTAAGTTATTTTGATTATTTGGAAGAATATTATTCAGAAGAAGAGAATGAAGCTGTCTTGTTAGAAAATTATTATGAATTTAACAAGAAGTTTTTTGAATCTGCAAGATACCGCATCCTGCCACTAAATGGCTATATCAGATCTGTATTAGAACAGTTCGTTGATTTAGAAACTTTAGAAAAGATTAAGAACTTAGAATATAAAGCGTCAATCGCTTAGGAGAATCCCAAATGCTGACCGTAGAACAAAGAATAGAACGTATGAGCGGAATAGGTGGAAGCGATCTGGCTGCAATCTGTGGGCTCAGCAAATGGTCAAATGCTGTTGATATATATCATAGCAAACTTGAACTTCAACCTGATATAGAAAACAGTCCTCTGATTGAATGGGGTAATCGACTTGAGCCAGTGTTGCGTGAAAAAGCATCAGAAATTCTCGGAGTAGAAATTCTAGCTCCAAAAGATTTATTTAGAAGTCAAAATCATAATTTTATGGTTGCTAATCTAGATGGATGGATTGAAAATGATAGTATAGTTTGTGAATTTAAAGTTGCCGATAAATGGATTGCAAAGCAATTTGGAGAAGAAGGATCGGACTATATTCCCGACCAATATCTCTTTCAGTTAGCGCATTACGCTGTCGTGATGAATGCCGAAAAATGTTACTTATTCGTTCTCATCGGTGGGAACGATTTCAGACAATATACCTATGAACGGAATCCAGAGCTTGAAGAGCATGTTATCCGTATTGAAAAGAATTTCTGGGAAAACCATGTAATGAAACGGATTCCACCTGAACCAAGAACATATGATGAAGCTTCTACATTATGGCCGCACAGCAATGAAGATTCAGTCGTGTCAGAAGATGCAGTCTATATTCATCAAAAGCTTCTTGATGTGAGATCTAAACTAAAACAATTAGAAGATATTGAAGACAAGCATAAAGCTGAACTCTGCAAGATCATTGGAAGTTCATCACGATTAATTTCAATGGATCAGCAAACGCTAGCCACTTGGAAAACACAACACACCAAAAGAATAGATACTAATAAGCTTAGGTCTGAGTATCCAGAAGTAGCAAGGGCTGTAAGCAAGACAACAATATCAAGAGTATTAAGGGTTTCTTAATGACGACAACGGATATGTATTTAGATGAATCTCAAACAGCTTTCCGATTGGGAGTAAAGATCACCACCTTGAAACGTTGGAGAGAGCAGGGCATCAGCCCCAAGTTTAATAGAGTTGATAAAAAATATGTATACCTAAAAGAAGATCTGAAAGCTTTTGAAAAAGGTAGAATTATTAAATTTAAAACTAATGAAGAATAAATGGAGCCTGGCATGGATAAAATAATACCGATGATTGATTATAATAAAATCAATATGACCCCATATGAATTTGACAAGAAGCTCGTTGAAGAGTCTGAAATGTCTCTATTCGATTACAATGACAATGGAAGCATTAAGTGCTTGAATTATTTTAATTTTGGTGTAGCTGCTTCTATTCTTTTAACTAAGTTAGGGGACAAGTCAACTATCGCTTTAACGGAGTAAAAATTATGAATATAGAAACAACTACTAAAAAAACGTTTAACATGTTGCCAACAAGTTATCAAGAGGCAACACAGTATGCAAAGATTGTAGCTTCTAGTGGAATGGTTCCTAAGGCATATCAAGGTAAACCACAAGATGTGTTCGTGGCTATGCAATGGGGGGTATCTATTGGGTTGCATCCATTACAAGCCTTACAGAATATATCAGTTATTAATGGAAGACCCTCTCTTTGGGGAGATGCCATTTTAGCAATCGTTCAAAGTCATAAAGATTATCAGTACATTAAGGAAACTATAAGCACCACATCTGAAGGGCTTACGGCTACATGTATTGTCAAGCGGGCTAATCACGATGAGCATGTTTCTACTTTTTCTGTTGAAGATGCAAAGAAAGCTAATCTTTGGGGAAAGCCGGGGCCATGGACACAATATCCAAAGCGTATGTTACAAATGAGAGCGCGAGTTGCCTTGCGTAACGTTTTCTGTGACGCTCTTATGGGGTTAGGTATAACTGAGGAAATAATTGATATGCCCGATGTAACTCATTCAGTAATGGCTCCTAATGCATTCACTATAGAAGAACCAACTATCATTGAAGAGTCTATTGATGTAGTTGTACAGGACAATGAACCTACTACATCTAAGGCTGATCAGCTCGCAAAAAAGATAGCTGATATATAAGAAGGAGTCCCTAACATGGTTGTTTGGTTGTTACGCAAACTTTATAGAAAGATAACCAAACATAAGTGTAAGGGTATTACTATTCAGAATATTAGATATAAGGTTCACTAGTTAAGAGAAGAAATGGTCACGGATTTTCTACCATTCTTAATATTTTTCAAAGGTGGAAAGGGTTACACCCTTAGCTAGGCTGCAACGACATGAGTTATACCATGCCCACTTTTCCCACGTTTCCTTTTCACAACAATATCAATATCCCAATCTAACAAATTTAGAAGGTGAATTAGTCTGTCTAAGGAAAACTTATGGAGTTGACCTCTCATTAAATCAGAAACATCTGGTTGTTTTAATTCTAATATACTTGCTGCCTGCACCTGAGTTAATTTTCTACTATTAATAGTTTTTTGTATTTTTAGAATTAAACTAGCTTTAGCTAACGCTTCCTCAGGTTCATTTATTTGGAGATCTTCAAATATATTAGAAGAAGCTTTAATAATATCTGTCATTTATTTCTCCTCTTGTAATCTTCTTATTTCATAATATTTTTTAAAAAAGGATAAGCATAAAATATCCGCCTAAAAATCACCTAAATAACACATTGATTTTAAATGATATTTTTTAAAAAAGATAAAGAAAATCCTTTCGCCTAAAAATCGCCTGAGTTATAATTCCAATTTATTCCTATAATAAGATGACCTACTAATCCCGGCTGTTTTACAAATTTGCGAAACCGACATACTGTTTGTTTGACAAAGTGCTTTAATTAACGTTTCCTTTTCTGCTGTAATAGTCTTAGGTCGACCACCCTTAATTCCTTTTTCACGTGCTGCCTTAATCCCCGCCGTGACTCGTTCACGAATTAATTCTCGTTCCATTTCGGAAAAGGCTGCACACATATTGAAAAGAAGCATTCCAATAGGAGTAGATGTATCTATGTTATTTTCAAGGGAAATGAATTCAATTTCTCGGGTTTGAAAATCTTTAATCAATTCTACCAAGCTATTCATACGACGACCTAAGCGATCTAACCTTACGACACAAACAGTATCACCTTTGCGCAATTGGCTCAGAAGATATTTAAGCTGAGGTCTTTCATCCTTTGCACCAGAAGCTTTCTCCATATAAATCTCATCACAACCAGCTGCTGTTAACTTTTCAATTTGTATATCTAATGATTGATCATTTTTAGATACGCGTGCATAGCCGAACTTCATTTGTCACCTTGTCTCAAAAATATAAAATATCTCATGTTTTGATACATACAGTTTTTACACTATTTTTGAAACACAAATTTAAGGGATTTTAGAAGAAAAAAAAGAAGAGAGTAAGTTGGTTCAAATACACTAGTTTTCGAGACACCCAATATTTATCTAATATTAAATTTTTACAGGCGCTTTAGTTGCTTATAAACATCATCGTCGTTTCTTTTACCTATAATAACAACCATTAATAAACAGTCATCTTCAATATCGTAAATAATTCTATATTCACCACTATCTGTTCTATACCAACGCTCACCTTTCAATTTGATACTATCTGAAAGATGTCCAATTTGTTTGAGTTCTAAAATTTTTGAACTTATTTGCCGTTGATGTTTTGCAGGAAGCCCTCTAAGAAATTTCTCTGCTCTATTAGAAATCTTAAGCTTAAGCATTTAACATTTCATTCAAAAGTTTCTCGCTATCTTCAGTTGAAAGAAATCCTTCTTTGTAGGCCATATTTGCCTGCAATGCCCACAAAGTATCTTCAATACGGCTTAATCTTTCATATTCTTCTTGCGATATTATTACAGCAACCGAACGACCTTGTTTCTCAATAACAACTTCTTCACGACGTGCAGTATCAAGTAGCTTCCCAAAATGGGTCTTTGCTTCTGTGGCTGATATGTGAACCATATTAATCTCCTATAATATACTATCTAATATAGGGGCAACGATCAAATTAATCAATATGATTGTTTTAATTATTTAATATTAAGCTGCTGATCAAGTACATACAGCTTATTAATCCAGTCCCAAAGGGCTGGACATTTTTCTTCTGGTAAGCACACCCTCTCAAGTTCATCAGCAGCTTTTGGATCTGGATGAGGAAAGACTGGGCAGCTAGAAACGGCTGTGGGGTGATCGCATCCACTCAATAAGACGAGTAGGGGAAAGGCTAGGTTTCTTAGCAATCTCATCTCTTTCTTCTTGCATCTCATTTGCTTGTTTCTCCAATTCTAGTTCTTTAGCGAGCTTTCCGCTCTTATGGGCATTCCAAATACAAAAAGATAATAATGCTATAAACATAAGGGAAAGGCCGACTAAAAAAGGAATCATTCTTTTTCCACTTTAAATGTTTGGGTTATCCCAAAGTAGCCTAAGAAGAGAATAATAATTCTATCTATGTCGTCGGGGGTAAAGTACATAATAATAGCAGCTATTAAAGCCACAATACCTTGCCAAGTGCTTACTTCTTTAATGCGGTCTTTAATATAATCAAACATGACTATCTCCTAATATTTCTTGTTTGCTCTAACTAGCCATCCTTTTAAGAATTCTTTTAAAGAGCTGTTTGCCGAACATATGCTGAGGTAATAATTAGATGACAAGGCTGCAAGCAAGTTCTGCATCATAACGGGGTCAGCTATATTAACTCGTTTCAATGTTTTAGCGCCAACATTCCCGTCCACTGCGATTTGTTCATTGGTTGAAATATGGTTACATGCTTGCTGTAATAATTTGTTTGCTCTGCCGCTACCCATGTTTACGGCCATATCAAAGATCTTTGTGGCTACACCCTGATGAGAAATGTCACCATATCTGTTATTGTCCCAAAAAAATATTTTGTAAGTATTTTTAGAAAATGGAATATCGATTAGTTTAATATCATCTGCATCAACGTCACCGTCTTTATCGATGTCACCGTAAGTACCAAGGCTCTGCAGGAACCTTAGACTTATTCCAAACTGTGTAGATCCACCTGGATCATTTTTATTATCTGAAA